CTACCCGACATTTGCAGTACCGGAAATGGGCGCATCCGATACATGTTTTTCCTTTTCGATTGTCATTTGCCGGATTCGTTCCTCTAAGCGTCCGATTTCTCTATCTTGTTCCCTGATGATTTCTTCTTTTTCTCTAATTAAGGCAAGGAGAGAGGATAGTTCGGTTGTTTGTGTTGTTGTAGATGATGTATTATAGTAAATATCACCTTTCCCAGTAAGTAACCAGGTAGGGTTTATATCATTATGTATTTCGATAATTTTCGACACCCATAAACTTGATATATCTGTTCCTTTGCTAATGCATCTTGAAATTACTCCATTCGAGCACCCAATAGCTTGTTCAAGTGCCCTTGTACTGATACCTTTTTCTTTAATTAGGATTGCAATCCTGTCGGAAATATTCGTCATAAGTCGTAAATTATCTACATAAAACTTTTTAGTGTCGAAAATATTCTATATATTTGCAGCGTGTTCAAAAAGGAACACCGCGCCAAATATACGAAAAAGGCATGTGATTAGCGAATTTTAAGGATTAAAGAAAATGAACGAAGAAATAAAAGAATGGCAGACACAGAGCGTGAAGCACAAGGTGGCTTACGTGTTGATGATGGACGGTATCAGCTTCAGATATACCGAAGAGACCGGGATTGTGTTTTCCGCACCTGATTTTTATGTGAAGAACCTTATCCGCCGCCTGATGAGTTGTTACGGCGTGAGTTTGAAACCGATTATAAACGAATTTAAATAAGTGAGATTATGGAAAACAAGAAAATGAGTTGCTGGGATTTTGTATTCAGTTCTGTAAAGACCCATATAGATGATTTGGTAAGACAGGCTGACAAGTACACCAAAGACATGAATGAGGATTTTGAACATTTCTTCTGCTGGTATGCCGAGGATATGTACAAGACGCAACGTGAACTTTCCTGTTACCGTGCCTTGAAGGTGGTTTTATCTGCCGGTAGCCATGATGATGTAAAGTTATACATGGAAAGCAAGATAAACAGTCTGACTGATAGTCTTCTTACCGGAAGCATCCGCAAGAACAGCACCAGTGCGGCTTCAAATTTGGCGCATACGTTGGAACTGGAAGTGAACCAGAAGATACGTGAGAAATTCACTATACTTCTTGGGATTATTGAAAAAGGTGAAAAGGTTGAGGGACAACAGTAAACCCAGCGTGACAACCCGGAAGGCGTTAAGAGACGGGTGACGGTGTGGAAAGACACACGGGAGTGCATGGTTCTTGTGCCGGGGTTCGATTCCCCGGACTCCCCCCAATATTAATCATTAAAACAAGTGAGATATGAACAAGAGGTACATTCACATTACGAAAGCCGACCGCGACTTTATCGCAAAGGCACTCAACGTGACAGAGAAGACTGTTTATAACGCTATCCGGTTTGATGACCGTCGTGGCAACTCCGAACTTTCTGCAAAGATCCGTAAGTTGGCCATGGATCGTGGCGGTATTGTGATGGTTGTTATTCCGGAAATAGAAACTTTCCATGATTATGACAATGTGATGCGTCAGTACTGTCCGAACGGTGCCTTGATAGAGCTTGACCGTAATGATGGTAGCGGTCAGGTAATATTCAAGGGAGAAACGGTGAAGACTTACGAGCATGTGATGGTTGCCGATATTAACCAAATCCAAGCGTTTGCATCGGCATTGAGATAGGAGGCGGCTATGTTGGTGTATTACGGTAACATACAGTGTATTTCTGCACGTGAGCTCATAGATGGCGGCTATATCACCGAATCCTGCTACAGGAACTGGGTGAACCGTGGCCGTATCAAGGTGGTGCGTCGTGGTGGAGGTGCTGCTGGAAATTGCGCGTTGGTCGCCCTCAATAGCCTGCCTACCGAGTGTCTGGAACGGGTGAAGGAAGACAACCCCGGTGGAACAGAGCAGGCACTTCGCCACTGGATACTCTCAAACTATGTGCTGGATCAGGCTGCAGTAGCCTATTTTTTGGATTGGGCTTCTCATTCTTCCAGCAACAGAGCAACAGACGAACTTGCCCGGAAATATGCGGTGAATGCTTCCGTGTTGAATACTTGTATCAAGCTTTATAACAGAAGCAATGATTACCGAAAACTGATGGGTGAAAAATATAACTGGGACATGATGGCCACCACCATCGAGACCCTACGCGAAGACTTTGGTCATGATCTTCCTGCCAGTACCCTTCGTTTCCGCAAGAAAGTGAACGAATATAAGCAATACGGTTATGAATGTTTGATAACCGGAAAATTCGGCAACCAGAACAAACGGAAGGTAACTCACATGGACGAACGCCTGGTGATGAGTTTGAAAGTACTTCCCAACCAACCATACGGCAGTGATGTGCATGAAATGTATCTGTCGTTTGTATGCGGTGAACTGGAAGTATGGGATCTGGAAACAGGAGAGATATTCAATCCGGAAAACTTTACGGATAAGAACGGGGAACCGAAAGAACTGAGCGAAAGCACTATCCGGAACATACTGAACAACCCGGCAAGCCAGCTGCTGATAGAAAAAGCCTTGCGTGGACGTATGGAATTCTATCATGAGCAAATGCCGCACATGCACCGCCATGGTGGTAAGTTCTCCCTGTCACAAATAACGATGGATGACGTGGATTTGCCGCGTCGGATGAAAGGCGGCGAGTATGTGCATGCCTATTATGCTTATGATGTGGTGAGCCAGTGCCGTATCGGGCTGGCCTACGGGCGGGATAAGGATGATGCCTTGGTAGTGGACTGTTTTCGTGATATGTTCCGGCTCATCGAACGCAACGGATGGGGTATTCCAGCCGGTATTGAGGTGGAGCAGCACTTGATGAGCAAGTATAAAGAAGGATTCCTGAAGGCAGGTGAGGTATTTAAGTTTGTGCATTTCTGTGCCCCACAGAACTCACAGGAGAAATATGCTGAAGCTCTGAACGGTGCGTTCAAGACAACCATAGCACATAAGAACCATGAAGCCATTGGCCGCTGGCATAACAAAGGTGCACGGCGGGTGGACCAGAAGAAAGTGAGTGACAGCAGCAACCACACCTGGGAAGACAGAAAGTATTATACGTTTGAAGAGCTTGTGGCGGACGACCGGCGCGATTGTGAAGAATGGAACAATACGCTTCACCCCAATCAAAAGAAATATCCCGGAATGACCCGTTGGGATGTGCTCGTAGCCAAAATCAATCCGACCCTTCGACCGCTTGATAAACTGACCTTGAGCAGATATATCGGAGAAAAGGTAGATACCAGTATTCGTAGAAATTCCACAGTACGTGTGGCAAATGCGGACTGGTGGCTGAGCGGTCCGGAAGTGCTGGAGCAGCTGGAACCAAACAACCGCAAGGTGACGGCTTACTATCTGCCGGATGAAGAGGGCAAGCCTACGGATGTCTTCCTGTACCAGAACGACCGCTACCTTGACAAGGTTCGTCCGGTAGTGACTTACAACCGGGTGATGGCAGAACAGACCGAAGAAGACCGGGTAGCCTATACAGAGCAAAACAAAGTTCTGAGTCATTTCAGCAAATACCTCAATGACCACGCCATCGGAAAGGTGGGAACCGGTACACCGGATCAGCCAACGGATGACCCGGAAGAGGAACTGGAACTTCCCCCGGTGGAACTATCCGATGATTTGCCAGCCGAATTGTCGGCAGATCCGGAATCAGATTATGAATGGCACTCCGGAATAAGCGAGGCAATGAGGGCCATCAGTGACATGTAAGAATAGAATTAGAACAACATTAAAACAGCGTTAGAATTATGATTACAGAAGCGCAAAAACAGAAGATTTTAGCAGCGATAGCCGCCAACCGTGCGAACTATCCCAGTGATGCCAAGCATGCTGCCTCTTTAGCCATCAGTACATCTGTGTACAGTGCAATCAAGAACGGACAGACAGACAAAGCCCTGAGCGATGCCAACTGGATAAGCATTGCCCGCAAATTAGGGGTGAACCTCCGTGGTGAAATGGAATGGAAAGCAGCCAAGACCCCGACCTTTGAATATATAACTGCCCAGCTGGAGTTCTCACAGCAGTCCAGTCTGTCGGGCATCTTGTGCGACATGCCCAATATCGGCAAGACTTTCACGGCACGTTATTATGTGCAAAGCCACAAGAATGCCGTTTATATCGACTGCTCGCAGGTAAAGACAAAATTGAAGTTGGTACGCAAGATTGCTGCAGAGTTTGGTGTGGACAGCAAGGGGAAGTATTCTGATGTGTATGAAGACCTGGTATATTACCTCCGTTCGATGGAAACCCCGCTTATCATCCTCGATGAAGCAGGCGACCTGCAGTATGAAGCTTTCCTGGAACTGAAGGCCTTATGGAATGCCACTGAGCGCTGCTGCGCCTGGTATATGATGGGGGCAGACGGATTGAAAGAGAAAATCAACCGGTCCATAGAATGTAAGAAGGTGGGCTATACCGAAATGTTGAGCCGTTATGGTGACCGGTACAGCAAGGTGACTCCGGATGATGGAAAGGAGCGCGAACAGTTCTTGAACAACCAGGCACGTATTGTAGCCAAGGTAAATGCTCCTGCGGGGGCTGATATAGCCCAGATTGTACGGAAGACATGCGGTGGTTTGAGAAGAGTCTATACCGAGATTGAGAAACTTAAAATGACAGCGGAATAATGAAGCGTGCGTACAGTCCGAAGGAAATAGCCGCCAAGAAATGGGTTACTCTGCCGTGGGATGAGAAATGGAGCAAACCTTTCGGGTTCCCGGCAGAGAACGCTTCGTGGTTCATCAGCGGTGCCAGTGCCAGTGGGAAAAGCAGCTTTGTGATGCAACTTGGAAAGGAACTGTGCAACTATGGGACGGTGCTGTACATGAGTTACGAAGAGAAAATCAACCAAAGCTTCCAACGGCGTATGGGTTATCTGAAGATGAATGAGGTGCAGGGTAAATTTCGTGTGGTGACAGAAGGCAGTCTGGAGGAAGTGATTGCCAGACTGAAAAAACCGAAAAGCCCGAAGTTTATCATCATCGATTCCTTTCAGGTGGCCGGATGGGATTATCCGCAGGCTGTGGAACTGATGGAAACCTTTCCGAAGAAATGTTTCATCTGGATCAGCCAGGAAAAGAAAAGCCAGCCGATGGGTGGCGGTGCAGTAAGATTGAAATATATCTGTGATATGAAGATTCGGGTGGTCGGTTATAAAGCTTATTGTCAAGGACGCGCCATTGGAGACCCGGGAAGCTATTATGTGGTATGGGAAGACGGAATCATTCAAACAAGTAATAATTTACCAAAATGATTATGGATAATAACGAGAAGGCTTTTGAAAGCTACACCGGAACTGAAGTGTTCCAGATACTGCTGGACGGAAATTCCAGCCGGTCCGTATTGGATGACTGGCTGGAGCGAAACATCCAAAGCGACTTAAAAGTGAGAAGAGCGAAAATGCCCGGTCATGTCGTAATAGAAACGGGTGATGTCTTGTTTGCACGTAATGTGCTGATATGGAATCCAAGTTGTAAAGTAAACATTAAAAAGATTTGAAGTGATGGAAAAGAAAGAAGAAAAGAAAGTGTGCTGCATCTGCGGCAAAGAGTATGAGGGCTACGGATACAATCCGTTCCCGGTGAAAGAAGAAGGCTGCTGCTGCCAATCGTGCAACTACAGTGTGGTCGTTCCGGAACGGTGGGAACGGCACAAGGCTTATCAGCGCGGTGAGGCGACCGGTGCCGGGAAGGTGTACATCAGCGGAGCTATCGCGCATTATGACATGGATGAGCGCAAGGAAGCCTTCAGCCGTGCCGAGGAGGAACTGAAGGCACAAGGCTATGACCCTGTAAACCCTTTCAGGAACGGATTGCCGGATGAAGCTCATTGGAGAGCCCACATGCGGGCCGACATTGCCCTGTTGCTGGCTTGTGACTATATCTATATGCTGAAGGACTGGGAACTGAGCAAGGGAGCCAAACTGGAACTTGACGTGGCCAGTTCGTGTGGCATTAAAGTGTTGTTTGAATAAAATTAGTCGATATGGGAAAAATAAAAATGGAAACCGGTGTTGTGGTGATGAAGTTGACCGCTACGGTATATAGAGGAACAATTCGTGAAATCCAATCCTCACGCATAGGTTTTTGCGGGGAGTACAATAAAGAAATACTTTCTAAAATGGGTGATGAGTTCAAAAAGATATTTGCTAAGCAAATTGAGGCTGAATACAAAGGTAAATCAGTGAAGCCGGATAAGATAATTTATCGTGTCAGTACCAAATCAACGGAATGTGAAATGATTCTTAATGGTAAATGACATGGCACAGGAAGTAACCAATTTCGCCCGGTTCTACACATTGTTCAACAAGCTTCCCTGTACAGGAGACCGGGAAGAATTCAAGAAAAGCATTGTGCTGCAGTACACGTGGAACCGGACGGACAGTCTGAAGGAAATGACAGCCAAGGAGTATGAAGCCTGCTGTACGGCTCTGGAGAAGCTGAGCGGACAAGACGAATGGCGACAGAAGCTGCGTGAGGAGCTGCGGCGGAAACGGAGTCTCTGTCTGAACCTGATGCAGAAGCTGGGCATAGATACATCCGACTGGGCACGAATCAATGACTTCTGCAGTAATCCCCGAATAGTCGGCAAAGCGTTCAGACAGATTACGGTGGACGAACTGGATGAACTGGCGGTAAAGCTTCGGTCCATACAACGGAAAGGCGGCTTGAAGCCCAGGAAAGAAAAGCAAACGATTAACCCCGTGAGCATGGTATCACTCATTCAGATTGACCCTGATGCTCCGGCAAACTGATAGGATATGGAAAATAGAAACACAAAGATTTTAGAGAATCTGAAAAAGGAAATCAACCTGCTTGCCTCTGATATGGAGAAGCAAGATGCAGCCGAGTTTTATAGTGAATTGGCTGACTGGGCATACGCCAACGGAGAGGCTATGCTGATGGAAGACGAACCTGAAATGCAGGATTATGAAAACCAATAACCCCAAAAAACAAGAATCATGGAAGAAATGAAACAAACGACCGTGGTAATGACGGCAGAGGAAAAGGCGGAATTTGAAGCCTTCCAGAGAGAAAAAGCAAAGAAAGCGGCAGAGGAAAAAGCCAAGAATGACCGCGAAATGTACAAACAGATGGTGGATGAGGAGATAGCAAACTCCATTCCGGTACTGCTGGGCATCAGTGAGCAGATCAAGGCAAGCAAGCAGACTGTGATGGACAACTTCAAAACCATTCTGGAAATGAAGGCAGACCTTTTCAAGACCAAGGTGAAGGATGACCAGCGCAGCCATACCTTTACTAACAGTGAAGGCGACAAACGAATCACGCTGGGTGTGTATGTGACCGACGGTTACCGTGACACGGTGGAAGACGGTATAGCCATTGTGAAGGAATACATCGAAGGTCTGGCCAAAGATGAAAAGACCAAGGCACTGGTGAGCATGGTGCTTCGTCTGTTGGCCCGTGATGCCAAGGGAACGCTGAAGGCTTCACGCATCGTGCAGCTTCGCAAAGTGGCCATGGAAACCGGAGATGACCGTTTCATTGAAGGTGTGCGTATCATTGAGGAAGCCTACCAGCCGGAAGTGAGCAAACAGTTTATCCGTGCTGAAATCAAAAACGAAAACGGAATGTGGAAACCTATCCCTCTGGGAATGACAGAATCATAAATAATAGAACTATGATACAAGAAGTGGAGAAATCTCCGAAAGTAGCCCTGTGCCGTGCTTGCTACGGTACAGGTAAAGTAAAGAAAGTTGTAGAATATCCCTCTCGGATCTTTGGAAAGAAGCGAAGCGAAACCGTTGAGGAAGTCTGCAGACAGTGTGAAGGAAGTGGCCGGGTAACGGTAAGCGCAAAAATGACGCTTGACATCCGTCCCTATAAACCTAAAGTAGAACCGTCTATGAACGATTAAACCTATATGGGAAAGCGGCACGGAGTCAGTTATCAGAAGCGTGTAGTAGAAGTAAACAGGATATATGACCATTATGCCAGTCACGGTGTACCGAACCGTGAAATATGGCGGCGGTACATATATCCTGTGTATGCTATTAGTGAGCGTACATTCTACAATATGCTTAAAGCGTCCGCAGACCCTAAAAATGATTTGCCGGACGATACGGTACAATTGAAATTTAACTTTGACTGGGAATGAATGAAAACGTAAAAAAAGTAGTGGCCCGGATACTGAAAGACATTCAGGTGGAAATGAGTGATGAGTTTGACAAGAACTTTGAACGGCAGGCTTTTTTCAGTGAGAAATGGCAGCGACGGAAAAGCCCCATCCGGAATGAAGGTAGAGCCATACTAACAGATACCGGGGCGCTTCGGAAAAGTATCGGAAGTCGGACAACGGAAAACAGCATTACCTTCTTTACCTCTCTGCCCTATGCGGCCATTCATAATGATGGCGGTGAAATAGTGGTGACCAAGCGGATGAAGCGTTTCTTCTGGCATAAGTATTATGAGGCAACCGGAGCGTTCGGTAGAAGAAAAGACGGCAAACTTCGAAAAGACAAACGAAATGTCCGGCTTGATACAGAAGCCGATTTTTGGATGTTCATGGCTTTAAAGAAAGCAGGAAGCACCATCAGGATTCCCCGACGCCGTTTCCTCGGCACATCGCCTGAAGTGGAAAAAGCCGTCCGTGAGATTGTAGAAGAGAACCTAACAGAGTATTTTACCATTGAATATAATATCATAAGAAAATGAGAAAAGAACTTTACCGGATGCTTTGCCGGGAGCTGAAGGCCATTGACCTTATCAAGCACATAGACTTGTGGAACCATAATGTGGAATTCATCGAACAGGAAGAAAACTGGGAGCGTCCGGCTGTCTTTGTGGAATTCTGCCCTATACAGTGGAATGCGATTGTTCCCGGTGTGGAATACCGGGCAGAACCTTTGATTAAACTGCACATCGTGACGGACTGGGAAGGTTCGAGTGCTGAGGGCAGCGAGCTGCAGGAGGATGCGCTGAAGGTGTTTGACCTGTCCGGACTGCTTCATGCACAGCTTGCCGGATTGAGCGGGGAGACCTTTTTGGAGCTGGATCTGGTGGAGAGTGATACCAATCACAACCATGAGGATATTGTGGAAAGTATCGAGGTATATCAGTGTGTGGCCATCAAGCGGCTGCAATAGCCGTCTTTATTAGACAGAAAAAGCCGCGGACGTACAAATTACCGTCTGCGGCTTTTTTGTTCAATACAGGCAAAGTAAACGCAATCAGGCAGCCTCTTTCTTGTAAAGCATCATATCTGTGTAAGAAGAGTTGTAATTCATGTGAGCATTGAATTCCACCTTTGTGCAGTTTTCAAAAGGATTACCTAAATCCCTATTTTTACCTATCCATTCGCACAGCTCCAGAATTGAAGATTTGTTGGATGTGAAATATACGTATGAATGCCCCTTCAGTACATTCAGCACATCCAGATAGTCTGCCATATTCCAGTACATGTTATAGGTCCCTACGTCAGTGGACAGATAGGGCGGATCAACAAGAAATACTACTCCAGGAATATCTTTATACCGGTTGAATACTTCCTTGTAATCGCAAGATACGATTTCCAGCCCTTCGAGATAGTCCGTACATTCCGGGTAGCCGGTCTTGCGTATATTGTTGTATAAAGCTTCCTTCCGCATATCCTGAACAGACAGTTTGTATTTCATGGAAAACAAGATAGAGGAGGAGAGGGTAATGAAATCCACATATCCGGTGCTATTCTCTTCCTGCTCGATGCGGCTGAATATTCGTTCACGCAGTTCTCCTTTAATGATTTTATGACGTGGTACGGAATTCCCTACCATTTCGCGAATGTCAGCAAGCAGCTGATTCGTTTGCGGAATGTGCTTCATGCGGAAGCGGTAGTTATCAAAGTCATTATAGATAACAGTAGAGTGGGGCTTGAGGGATTTGGTAATGTGAGACAACAATCCGGAGCCACCGAACAGGTCAACAAACAATGTTCCATCCGGATATTGCTCCAGCACTTTCATGAATTCCTTGGCTAACATACGCTTTTGCCCGACAAATGGGAGAGGGGCTGACAGATACATCTTTCTCATACGTTCAATTCAAATTTTACATTTTCATTGCCGGCAAGCAGCTGTTCTGTTTTGTCGATGTTGTTTTCGTAAATATGCACATTCCCCAGATTCAGGGTGATGGATTTTAGTGGCAACTCAATCTGTCTTGATATTAGATACAAATGATAAATATCTGCCGGCAGTCCTAAATTCGCATCGCTGCTTCGCTGATAGGCGGTCATGACCAGTTCTCCTTGCTCTATCTGGAACTGAACAAGACTAAGGCATGGAGCCTGGTTGCTTTCTGTTCCTGTAGATCCGAGAAACAATATATAGTTTTTGCTGTTCCTTTTTTCCCTGTTTATGCGTTCGATGAGTGGCGGCAGTTTTTCAAAATAGGTTGGGTAGCTGTTCACAAGGATAGAGCCGCAGTAGTCCCACCAGTTGATTCCGGCCTCCCTGTATTTTTCCACGTTTCGTTCGCCCCTCATAAACAGTTGTAACTCGTTTTTTAACTTCTTCCGCGCTATGGTATGCCCCTCGAATATATCAAGAAGGTCGGCAGGGAGCAGCGTCAGCTGTTCATTCAGTAGGTAGCGGATATTCCCTTTTTTATTGCTTTGCATCTTTCCGGACGAAAGCACCTTGCCTAAGATTTGATAATACTTGTCCATGATATGAATGTTATTTATTGCGATACAAAGGTAGGGTAGGGGAGTTTGCCTTTAGTGGGAGGAAGTCCTGATTACACTGCACACAAATTGCAGTCGGTTTTAAAACGCTTGATCAGGTCATACACCTTTCGCTCACTGATGCCATATCGTAGGGAAAGCGTAGCTACGATATAAGACACTTTTTCACCATTGGTCTGCAACTTGTTATATTCATTATATAGTTCTATATATTGCACGTCATCGGGTCGTATGCCCATGTAATGGCACGTTTTTAAAAGCTCTCTGTTCAATTTTAGTATCTCAATTACTTTCATATCCAGTTAAATTTCGTACATTTGCATTGTCTCACTTATCATTGCGCAGAATAGCGCTTACATAAAAAAGCCTCTTACTGGCGAACGAGGGTATCTGCCCCCGGTCGTGCCGGTAAGAGGTGCTTTATGTTTAAATGGTAAGTGAGACGACTATTTAACAGGCCGGGGGCTTTTTTTTATCCTTCCCCCGAAGGGATTGTCAATCATTCAATCCGATATAAATCCAAGTTGAATACATCTTTCCTTTTCCATCCTTCAGCCAGTGTGTTTTGGATGTGTCTGACCGCTTGAATGTAGAAGTCCTTCAGATTATCCAACTTTTCAAAGGTATGGTATTCGGGCTGTTCATCCGAACCGAATTTGAATGTAACCGGAAGGGTCTCTCCGCCCGTCTGAACGGCCAAATCGTATGCTGCCTTATAGTTGTATTGGTTCTCCGTAGAAAGCCATACAGGGGCGCCATTATAGGCGAATCCGGATAGGATAGCTGCATCAGTCTGGCTGTTATACCATGACATAACCAATGTGCGGATTTCCTCATCAGTAGGCTTGTGTCCGAACTCCTCTTCCATGTAGGAGGCAGAGCCGTTCTCTTTTTCCTGCACATCCCAGCGGATGCGCCATTTGTCTTTAACCGGGTTCGTGCATTCCATCAGCGATACACCGGCACTTCCTTCAACTCTTCTCATGTAAACACGTATTTGGTTCTACCTTTGCCGAATGTCTCTGTCTTGATGGTCGTTTCAAACGGGAAACCATCCGGCATTTCCTTTACTTGTGCGAGAATATTCTTCATTTCCTCGCTGTTGGTGAAGAACTTCTTTGCCTCGCCGTTCACTTCGATGGCCACAATACAGCGGTCTTCTCCCTGCTCGGTTTTGATACCGGTCTCAAAGTCCTTCACTACAATGGGTAAGTTTACCAGTTCCCGGATGCTTACCACCACTCCGGGGAATCGCTTTTTACCGTCTTCCGGCTTGTAAGCGACATTCAAGTCTTTAAAACTTCTCATTTCTTTGCCTGTTAATTTTTTAAACAACTTATTACAGTCGGCGTGCTTCGTCATGCCGTAGAAACTGGCAATCAGTTCCCGCCGTCTTTTTCTCGATTTTACCTCGTGCATCTTCCGGGCAAACTTCTGTTTGATGCGTTTCCGCAATATTACATAGTCGGGACGGATAACATAGCCAAGGAAATCAATGCCTTCTTCTACAGGGAACACCCGTTCATTCGGCTTTATTTCCAAGTCTATTTTTCCCATTTGCCCGTGAACAGCATCACGAATCTTCCACAATTCCGCTTTCGTTTTACCGAGTACCAGTCCGTCATCGCAATAGCGATAGTAATAACGAACCCCGTACTTATCCTTCAGATAGTGGTCTAAAAATACAGACAGAAGCAGATTTCCTGCCCCTTGTGAACTGCGCAGTCCGAAACTGATACCTTCCGGCAGCAGCTTAACAAACCGCTCCAACAAGACCAACAGCCTTTTGTCCTTGAACACCCTCCGGAAGCACCACATAACAAAGTCCTGCCGCGCATTGTCGTAAAACCTCCGGATGTCAAATTTGTATGCGTAAAGCGTGCCTTCCGGATCTTTTTGCAAATCGGTACGTATGCAGTTCATCAGGTCATGAGTACCGCGCCTTTTGATGCTTGCACCGGTTGTCCGGATATAACGTTTTTGCAGGTGGCGGTCCACCACATTCATGATGGCAAACACAGCGATGCGGTCTTTCATGGACAGGATCTGCAAAATACGTTTTTTACCGTATTCTTCAATTTCCCTCTCATGGTAGCCGCCCAGCCGGAATGAGCCGTCCGCAATGGAAGCCGTCAGTTCGGCGATAATCTTCTCCCTATGGGCAAGCAGGAATCGTCCCTGCCTTGACCTCTTACGATCGGTTCCGCGAAGTACCGAATCGAATGCCTCCGACATATTGGAGTATTCGATGATTTCCTCGATAATATATCCTTCCCTGCGCATAAGCTATTGGTTAATAAACATGGAAGATGAGGGCCTTCCTTTCCCCGGGTCTGACTTCTTCGAACTGATAACAGCCTACCAAACTCCACCCGACGCGTGATTTTTCAGCTTTCCACCTTTTCTGGTGCTGTTGCTGTGGCTTGCTCCCCTCGGCACCGCTTCGGGGACACGTCCCCGCTGCTGTACGCCGATTTGTTAGATTTCCAGACGCGAGCCGACATTCGCATTCGCATTCGAAGCATCGTTATTCGCATTCGCATTCGACACACCGCCATTCGCATTCGCATTGTTGTACCCGCGATAGACCACACGGACTATTGGGGAACTCTACCGCTTGCAAAGTTACTGATTTAACAGGCAAAACAGATAAACGAATTACACTATCATCCAAAATAAAACGGATATACTGCCACCCGCGATGGTGAGCCCCCAATCAATCCAGTCCCAAGGACTTCCCCGAAGAGTATCTTTCAGTTCCAGACAGGAAGCTGCAATGGCCGCAGCATAAAAGGCCGTCCAAGGAGTAAATCCCAATAGACCTACCATCAAACCACCGATAAGATGCTTGTAACGGTTACTCATTTTTAAAAATGCGATAATCTTTTTCATATACCTCAAATTTCTATTTTTTCGACCGGCTTCGCCGGTATTTGAACACCTTTTAAATGGAATTCGGAAACCATCCGAATCCCGTTCTTTCGTTTTAGTCGCTTCGCTCCACGCTTTGGCGCTTTACGCTTACGCCACCTCGCGTATCGCCTTATACGCTGCCACGCTTTGCGCCCGGACGATTTTGCCGCGGAAGGCCAGACGCGAGCCGACACTCGCACTCGCATACGAAGCATCGAGATCCGCACCCGCAAGCGACACACCGCCACCCGCATTCGCAACGTAGCACCCGCGATAGACCACACGGAGGGCAGAGCCGCTTATCCAATATTTATCGGTATAGAACGTAGAAGATGATCCGTTCAGATTACCCACCGGAACCAAGTCCATATACTTGCCATGCGCCACGCCTGTTATCCATTGGTCACTGGTCGTTTTGCCCTGCACCATGCGGATACTGCCGTCAGGCATCCAAATACGCCACTTACCCACGTTACCACTGTCGTTTGGCAGGTCCACACCATCCATCATATCATATTTGTTCCCATAAATATCCTCGTAACCGATACAGCATATATTGTTTACTTGAGTAACCATAGGCGCACCGTACTCGTCTTGGCTTACATACCAAGCATATTGGTGAACAAGACCGTCTATAAGCGAATTTGTTACTTTATTATTGATGGCAAACGCTGCATCATAACCGACAGTGTCCTGCATGCCATAACCGGACGTACCACCCGTGATACGATTACTATTATGCTGCCCCGCACCGCACTGTTCCTGCATGTCACGGCGGCCATAACGTGCATAGCTCAGGTTCGCAATACGGCTGTGCATCAGGGCATCTATCTGCTGCATACCCCGCTGCTGGCTGTAATAATGAAAGTCCGTCCACGTCATACCGCCGGCTGTATAATTACCGGTTATACACGCACGCAGTTTGCTGCCCACTACACTGCTGCCTACTATCGCACAAAGATGTTCGTCATTGCCCACCCAGTCAGGTTCCATATCCTCGATCTTGTCGCTGTTTGAAAGAACCACCTTGTCAAACCCAGCCGTATTCAGGATCGAAAAGTGCAAGGCAGTGGCGTTATCAGGGACATCGGAGATCAAATACATACCGGCTTCAAACTTCAAACCGATGGTCGGAACCACAATACTCTTCAGAATGTTTCCATCCGCATCCGCAAACACACTGCCGATAAGTCCCGTACCGGGTAAGCTTGGGAACCGGACACGTTTGTAGCCCGACACGTCCACCTTGCATACCGAATAAGACTTGTCCGTAGTATAAGAATCTTTCAGCGTGGGTTTACCACTCAGAAGTTTTCGTTCCGCCAGGAAACCGCCCTGCATGCCTTTGATGTCGTCCAAGGTCAACACCCTCACGTCGGGAACAGGGGGCATATCGTCAGGACCATTGGAACTGTAACAGCTGTAATATTTCTCGTTCAGGTAATCATTGATACCTTTCGACCAGAAGAACGGTTCGTACATCATCCAGTCGCCCTCGCTGCTGTCAAGTTTGGCTGCACTTCCGTCGTAATATTTATTGCTGTTGGTGTCATCCAAAGGACAATAGGTCATCTCACCGTCCAAATTGTTGATGTCAACCGTCTGGCCCGCCATCTCCACTTTACGGCTCGTGGGTTTCTTCGTCACCTTGGCAAGCACACGGTGACGCTTCTTGAAAATGGCTGCGACATGGGCGCTCATCACATAGGCATTACCGTACTTATACCCTGTTTCATTATCAGGATTGGAGATATTGGCGTCATCCGGTACGCTCTCATCCGACTCGATGATACTGTAGGCCGGTTGCGCGATCTCCAGTTCAGGGTAACGCTCCCTGTATCTGTCCGCTTCTTCGTCCTCCATGTACTTTGTCAGGCGGAGCCTGCCACGCAATCCTGAATGCCGGTTGTCTATCGCTCCGGTGGAGGTATAGGTACCATAATCGTAGTATTTCCCGAGCAGCCTGCCGTCATCCTCCATATCGATGTCAAGGACAAAACGCTCCAGTTTACCGCTACCGTTCAACTTGGCCTGATGAAGACGTTCCAGCATGGCAAACCCGTCAATGCCCGGGCAACCCATGAACCGGTAGCCTCGCACGTTACCGATGCCATCCAGTACCAATCCGCTCTCTGCCAACCTGGGAAGATATTCCAGAAACAGTTCCTCTATCGTTTCCGGCAAGCATAACTGCACAACAGGCGCACCGGTGGCAAGCTTCACGCGGGTAAGCCCCGTGCCTCTCACGTCCAGCTTCTTCAACCGTCCCTGCCAGCTCAAGTCCAAGGTCGTCACGTTGCCGTTATCGCCATTCCGTGCCAGCAGGTTGTTGCGCATATTAAGCTCTTCCAGAAGAAGCATGCCGTTCGTCGAGGCCATGAATGAACCGTTACGATAACCGCTGGCTTTCTCCACGCTCATGTCAAGTTTAACCAATGAGGTAAGCAAGCCGAAATTGAATCCGATGGCGAACGCGTCCTCATGCCACACCAGCTCCTTGATTTTGGCCGCGCCGATAATCTTCAGCGGGTCGTTCTCACCGAAGGCACGGGCCAGCTGCAGGGAGTGGAGCACGTCCGCATCCACCACGCCGCTGTCGGCCTGAACGCCGTTGCTGGTGGAAAGCTGCACACGGTACGGGATGGTCAGCCGGTACTGCATCGGCTTCAATTTGTATGCCTTGTCCAGCGATGCCGTACTCTGGTAGAACTGGGCGCCCAGCGTAGAGACATAACCGTACTCCACCTGCTTCAGGTCATACCTGCGCTGGATGAAGTAGTTCCGGTGCGCCTTTAACGAACCCTTCAGACCGTAGATCTGCGGGTAGGTCTGTTTCGCACCGTCCGCACCCACCGGCATCTCGTTCAGGAACGGATACACATACTTGAAGATGCCTGATTTGTTGTACAGCCGGCTGCACCACTTTTTCATCTGCTCGGTGTCGAAATGGTCAACGGCCTTCTGGATGCTGAAGGCACTCATGAAGCTGGTACCGCCGTTCACACCCCTGGTCATCACTTCCTCCAGCAGATTGCCCATATTGCCCAATATCAGGTTCCACAGCCAGCTGTTGTGTCCCTGCATCACATAGGCACCGTCCCGCTTGGTCTGCCGGTTGTCATCATACTTCCCGGTCAGGAACGACTTGTTGTCCGAACCCAGCTGGCAGTCACCGTCGTAATAGGTTATCCACCACATCACGCCGTCCCATGTCCGCACCAGCATGTTTTTCGCCAGCTGGTCCACACCCAGGTTGAACTGTACATACAGGTAGTAGGCGGCCAGGTTGGGCAGGTTGAAATACTTCCCGGCTTCCGCCTTGAAGGTCGGGCTCGCCCATTTGGCCGTCGGGAACTTGTTGCCGTCATCCTCATAGTCCACCCCGTCAAAGGTGTGCGTCTCCTTGTTATAGGCCAGATTCTTGCCGGCAGGCGTTTCCTTCACGCATTTATAGAGGAAACTCATCATGCGGTCAAGCGCCTTGTACATCTTGTCGTACTTGTCACCGGTGCCCAGGTGTTCCTTGATGTTCGGTTCTTCTTCGGCATCACCTCCGCCATCGTTCCAGAACACGTCTTTCGGATGGTTGAACTCGAAACCGCCGTCAAAGTTGAAATCCATGAAGTCCGTATGGTCGGGCTCCGTGGACGGCAGCCAGCGGAACAGGCACAGGTCGTTCGAGTTGTTCAACGTCTCGATGCAGATGGGCAGGTATTCCTTCGGCCGGTCACCGTTCGCCTGCAGGTAGTTCAGCGTATCACCGGTCCCCCACTGCTCGTTGCCGATGGTCTTGTCCTGGCCGAATATCGGGTAGCTGTCGCTCTTCTCGTTGTTCATGTTGTACTGGCCGTAGTAGGTCAGATCCTCATCCACACTCTTTGCCACAAACAGGTCACAGGGCAAGCCGTCAATGGCCGAGCGTATGTCTTCCTTGCACGTATCCGCATGGTCGGCGGCATACTGCTGGGCAGGGGTCAGGATGCCCATTTCCTTCATGCCGTCATGGATGAACTTCGCGCCACCGGTGTTGGTGGTCATGGAGGAGTCCGAAAAGTCACACTTCGCACAGGCGAGTTTTGCCCCCACCGAGTTGTCCCGCAGTCGGAACAGGTTCTTCTTACCCTCCGTAGCTGTCGGGTTGCTCTGCTGCCCGTTACCGTCTATCTCGCCGTAGCTCATCCGTGCCGTGTAGCCACTGGCTGTCTTCTGGAAATAGAAGCGCAGGTTCTTGCGGGCATAGTTCACCGAACTGGTACCCTGGATACGCAGATAAATGTCACGGGCTATCCAGTCCAGTGCCCGGTTCTCACCGTTGTAGAATCTAACTTCCCGGCACAGCTTGTTGGCCTTCTTGTTGTTCAGCTGGGCCAGCGCATCCATCACGTTCAGCGTGTCGCTCTCGCTTGGCACCTCACTGCCCACGCTGCCCGTGCCTATCAGTACCAGGATCGAGTTCCGCCGCTTCTTCATCAGTCCCATCAGCTTCTCCATGCTCACCGTGTCCCCCTCATTCAGCACGCGGTTGTCCTCATCCAGTGAGCGCACGCCCGGTTCCCCGTCGGCATCCTCCAGATGGTTGCGGTCCACGATGTAGTTGTTAAGCACCTCGTCCGAGGTCAGCGCCTTGTTATAGATGCGCACGCTCTTCACGTTCAGGTCAGCCCCCTCCGATTTAAACTCCAGCTGGCTCCGGATGTCGAAGTTCACCTTGTCCAGCCACTTCGAGGCGGCCGACTCCTCCCCGTTCACATAAAAGCCGATCAGCGTCCGCTGCTCGTTGGTCTCCACGTCCGGGTAGAACACGTAAGTGATACGGATATTCTTACCGGGTTCAAACTTCGTACCCACCGAGTCCTCATAGCGCAGGACCTGACCGGCATCCATCGCCTCCGTCACCACGCCGGTAAGGAACTTCGCCTCCTCCGGGGTCACCACCAGCCCGTAACGGTTGCCGTTTTGCAGGGTGCCCAGACAGGTGATCAGCTCCGCATCGGTATCAGTCACGTTAGCTGTGCTGTATTCTATCTCCAACGTCATGCCCACGTCGCGGATGGCAAACCCCTCGGGCTTGTCCGCCTCGTTGAACGGGCGATAACCGCCGTCTGCCGTCAGTGTCATGCCCGCACCGCCGGCCAGCAGCAGGCGGTCCTTGTGCCAGCCGCTTCCTGCACCGTATTCGTTCACGCTCCACAGCACGTTTCGGAACTCCATCCGTTTATCCCCGCTCACCCAGCTTTCCGGGTTGTTTTCCGTGTTGCTTCGCCCGAATGCGTCAAACGTGCACACGGCATCCGGTGCCAAGGTGGCTTCAATGTCGGGGTGCGATGTGGTGTTTACCTTCACCTCAAGCACGGCATCGCCGCACGACACGCGGTAATCCAGCGGTTCCACATTCACATTCGTCCGCCCGTAGTTGCCGGTCTCACCGCGCTGCAGCAGGTCTTCCTTCACCACACTGCCCTGGCCCGTCACTTTCACACGGGCCGTGTACGCATCCCGGTCATAGCCGGCATAGGTGAAGTTCCACGCCGTGAACTGCTCGGCCTCCAGTACGGGGTGCTTCCAGTCACGCTGGAACCCCGCTGCCCGGTGGTTGAACATCATGCCGGCATAGGCCGTCACACCTTCCCCGGCTTTCAGCAGGGTCAGGTAGTGTATCTCGCTCACCACGCCGGAGTTCTCGTGCAGCGCATAGGCTTCCACTACGTTCATGCCCTCCCGCATTTCACTCAGCGCAACGGTGACGTTCTTCTGCTGGACACCGGAACCGGCTGACAGGCCAAGCGTATAGGGCTGCCCGCCATTGATACGGTAGTAGATGTTCTTCTCGCCACTCGTTCCCTTAGCTGTAAATGGGATGTTCACATCGTTCCGGTATCCCCCGTCAGCCAGTCCGTTCCCCACCGAATAAGTGGTACTTAGTTCCATAGCCACCATCGTCACCCTGGCAGTAGCGGTTTTCATCAGCGTACCGCCATCATAACCGGCCTGCGCCTCCACCTGCACGGTGTAGGTCGTGGCATCCTTCAGGTAAGGCGACGCGTCAAAAGTATAGCTCTGACCGGCCGTAACGCCGACAAACTCCGCATCCTGGAATTCCGAAAGGACCGTGGAGCCACGTTTTACGACCACCTTGGCCTTCAGGTCGCTGTAGCCACTCACCTCGCCGCCACCGGCCGTGCCCACGCCAACGGCATATCTCACCACGAAACCGGCACCCAACGACAAATACTGGGAAGCGGGCAAGGAGGAACCCGAAGCATCGGTCAGGTCTATATTCACCACCACCTTGTCATCGTCGCTATACTTGGAAAAGCGCACCTCCCTGTCGCTTTCCCCGCCTTCGCCATCCTTCTGCGTGACTGTCATCACATACTGAGTGCCGTCCTCGCTGTCCGTCACGTCGATATTCGTCACGGTGCCCACCAGCGAGGCGAACACCGCGCCACTCGTGGGGGCTTTCGTCTCACCGGCAGCCAGCTCCTCCGTAGGGGTGGCCTTGTCATCAATACTTTTGATATATTTCTCCACCAACCGGCCGCTCACCGGAAGATTACCCGTGGATTCGTCACCGGACCAATCGGTCTTCTGCATATCCAGACCGTCCTCGTCATACACTTTTTTCGCCATATCGTTATTCTTTAAAAGTTATTTCATCCGTTTCCAGCCATCCGTTCGACTCCAGGGTTTGTCACCGCGCCAAAAGCCCGCGCCGAAACAGCTCCGGATGGCTTGCCAAACCAGCCTGGCCCCTATATAGACCGTCGCCACCACCCGTTCGCCTACACGGATGGCCGTCACCTCTTTGTTTCCAACACTTATCATACCTATTCCTCCTCGTAAATCAGGTAAATGGTCTTGTCGTCCTTTTCCGGGAGACTTTCAAACTCCTCCTCACTCATCTCCTTATGTTTGTAGCCTTGGGCTATCGCATCCTCGGCCTTCTTCGCGGCCGCCTCCGCCTTTGCTGCCGATTCGCCCGCCGTCTGAATGGCCTTCTTTGTCTCCTGGGTGGCCGCTTCCATTTCCGGGGCCAGTTCCTCCACCCTTTCGGCAGCCGCGATGGCTCTTGCCGCCGCGTCATCGGCCGGCTTGCTCAGTAAGGTGATCGGGACGTTCACCAGCTTGTCACCTTTCTGTCCCGGCAGGGATTTGACCCCGCTCAACGAACCCACGGTTTCCAAAGACTCTACACTCTTCGATTCCGCCTTGACCGCCTCCAGGACCTGGGCGATATCCGATTCTGTCAGTGCCATATCAAACCCCTCCCTCTATCAGTTCATAAACCTGACCGTAACCGCCGGCAGTCAGGCACTCCCCGCACACCTCCTTGATGAGCGTGCCCTCCTCGGTGGTTATTTCCAGAATTCCGCCGCCTTGGATAATACGCTGACACAGGACGTAAGCCCTGAACTTATCGTCACGTCCCACGGGATTGTCCTTGCCGTAATTGAACAGGGCTTCCGCCACGGCGGTGGCGATGTTGTCACCGCCGAGCTCGTTTCCGTCGAATCCCCTGAATTTTCTGTTTAAGTCCACTTTCATATTTTTTTTGTTTTAAATGTTTATTCTCCTGTATAGCCGACAATGATACCACCCCTCACGATAAGGCGTATCTTGTCAAGGTCGGGATTCTGAGCAGCTCCATTGCCCCAGTCCACGCCCTCATTATACTCGTATGTCCCATTTGAGTTTCGTTTCACTACGTATCTGAACTTTTTTGACGCGCAAGCATCACTCACCAGTCCCGTATTGGTATCTCTTACATCCACTCCACCTACGAAGAAAGCGGCATAAGTCATGCCGGATGCCGGATAAATCAAAGATCCTGTCGATGCGTATATGGCAGCCCCACCCATATTGGAGCCTACTGCTTTAATACCAAACCGTCCTTGCGTAGCCGCATTAAACGCCACATCCACGATGCCGTCAGTATCAGTTTGTGAGACTCCCAGTTTCAAGCTCCGGGAATCGTTACCGAAATAATCGCGGCTTTTCCAATACAAACGGCCGGAATCGATGGTAAAACCGCCTATCTTGCCTTTATCGGCCTTGACAGTACCGCTGATGTTGGCGTTCCGGGTTTCGATGCTCCCGTCCGTGAGGACCTTGAAATAGCTGTTAGCCGTAACAAGCCCCTCCAGTTTGATTTGGTCGGCTTTAATGGTGACACCGGAAACAAGATCGCCGAACTCATCCTTGGTGACATAGACGTTCAGTTCTGCCTTCTTCACGAGTCCGTTGCTTGTAACCCCCTCGGCGAACAGCTTGGAGAAATTGGCGGTGGTCACCAACCCCGATTTATTCCGAAGTTCCCCGTTCTCATCAAAATACACGGAAATCAGTCTGTTGTATTTGGCCGTCGTGATGATGGATGACGCCTCCAGCACATTGCCGTCCTTGTCAAAATTCGCGGCGGCGATCCTGAGCATCTTGTCCGACTGTTCAAAGAAGGTTGCATACTTATATGCCAGGGCATCCGTGCGATCGGTTGAGAATACCAATAAGGAAACTTGGATGACACCCGTGAACGACAGCTTGAAGTCGCCGGTCCCGTTCCAAAGCCCGGAATGGTTGAACACCTTTTCCCCGCCGACCGGCAAATCACCGTCATAAGCGAACATGTTGAAGTTCTCGAACCCTGTCTTATCCCCGTTCACAAACTCGACACGAAGATGACCGGCCTCGACCACCTTGTAATGGAAGGACAGATATACGTAGCCCGGGATAAAAAGCCCCTCCCCGTTCACCTCCCTGAAATCGGGGATCGTGCGGAAATCCCCGTTCTTCTGCATGATGTAACTGTTGGTTATACGGACATAGGGGACCTTACCGGTCTTTACGACCTCCACATTGCCGTTCTCGCTCGATGCTAACAGTTTGTTACCGGCAAGAATCCACTTGCCACCGAAAGTCAGGAACGCGGCCTTATATCCGCTTATCCATTTGCTCATTCCTTCGGTAAACGTGGTGTTATCGAAAAAGCTCTGCTCTCCCCTCACCTCGTCACGCAGACCTTCCACGGCTGATTGTATCTTACCCTCCGTAATTTCAAATTTCGTCAGGATATCCTCGCCGGTCATGAGGACGAACGTACCTTTCAGATATACGTTGTCGCCATAGAGACCGTTCCCGTGCGGCTGGTTATTCGCCGGGAAAGCGCTGTCCTTGATACCGTCAAGATTACCCACCCGGCAGCGCAAACAGCCGTTGAAGTTTTTCGCATTCACGCCATCCAGTATGTCAACACGTGGCTGCCCGTCCTCGGTGGCCGATATGCTGATCAGGTTCTGCCGGAGCGGGTTTTCCGTGTTACCCATCAACACGCACTCATCACCCGCCTTCGGTTCCATCCCGCCAAACTCCCTCTGGGGTACCGTTATCCCTTCCGTGTCGCCTTCCGACACTTCCACCCAGTAACCCCGAATCTCCGCCCCCGTAAAAACGGCACAGCGCATCAGGTCATGCGCCACGAACGTGTTCTCCTGCTCAAAGATGATGCGGTAATTGTTGCCCTCCCTGGTCACGGTCTTGATCTTGCCGTTGGCGGCGGAAACAACCAGCTGACCTCTTACACTGCGAACCGTTTCTATGAGCAGTTCCAGGGCTACCAACGTCTGCCGGATGGTCGCCTTGTCTATTGTTAGGTTACTGAGTCCCGTTATTTTATCTATCCATAGCTGCCAGCCCTCGCCGAACATGCCGTCTACGAAACGGGTACTGCGGAGCAATTCCCGGATAACAGCCGTCAGAAACTCGGCATTACCTTCGCCATCAACATTACCTCCGGATTCACCGGCCTTGTAATCCCCAAAACAAGCCCCTTTCAGAAAACCGATCACCTCGGCCGCGGTATCCCGACGGTGTTTGCTCAGGAATTCCCTTTGACTTCTTTTTGCCGAGTAAAGATTGTTGTCGGTCGGCAGCGTATTATCGAAGCTCCGGATAATATCGGGAAGGGCCGCGCTACCGACCTTATCCTTCGTATAACTTTTCAGTTCCACGATGCTGTCGTTTACCCTGTCAAACTTGGACACCTGCAGGGCGTCGCTGATCTCCAGGTCCATCTCCCCGGGAAGGTTTACCTTACGGGTGATCTTCGTAATGCGGCTCCTGCGGTAGCCGTCCTTGGGGAAATACTCGGCACTCTCCAAGCGCACACGCCGGCCGACAAACAAATCGACTCCCTGCTCCTCGATCCATACGTGATCGGTCGGAGCCTTGTAAGAGGCGATGTCCAGCCAATATTCCTTATTATAGTCATCGACGGCTTTCCGGAATTCCTCCTCTGCCAGAGGGTAATATTCATCTGGCATCCGGACGTTCCAAAGGATATAGGTATCCCCTGCCTTCGGAACGAGCTTGCCGCCTGGAAGCTGCGTGTCGTCGCCATAAGGCCAGATCGTGATGATCTCGAACTCACGGGTGGCGCTGTCGAAGTTCACCTCGAAATAATGGTCGTCCCCCTCCCCCAGCCCGGAAAGGTCGCCGCTCTGGAAGGAGACGCGTTTCGTCTCACCAGCCAGCTCGTAATCGTTAGGATCGAAATCCAGCCCTCCGTCCTTGAAGTAATAGACGGTAAAGGTCTTCCCTTCCTCGTCCTTTACCTCCTCACTGCGCACACTGCTTACCGTGCCCACTCGCCGGGGATAGATACCGCTGAAGGCGGCCTGCTCGTAATGGTCATAGATACCGTACTCGTCCACGCCCACCTCCACGTACTTCTTTTTTCCGGGGAGCATCAGACGGGGGCTGCCGTATTTCTCCGCGTCGATGTTCCGGCTGCTCCCGATCGGGAAAAGGCGCGTATAGAACTTCTCCGTATTGCTCGTATCCCGCTCCAGGGAGATCAGCCCCTTGCCGTATCCCAACGTGATCTCCTCGCCGTGCTCGCAACGGCACACGTTCACCGTCTGCCCCTCGACCCACCATTCGGCCTTGCCTCCCACCTTGCCGGCGATCTCCTTCAGAGCTTGGTCGCAGTACATGCCCTCATAGTCGATCACGATAAGATCGGTACCGTCCACCTGCCCCACCTTCCAGTCGGTAATGTTACCCATGCCGTCATTGATGGCCTTCACCACCATCGCCACATGGTCACGGGGCGTGGCGGTCAGCGTGAACAGGGGGTTGGTGTCACCGTCGGTGGTCTCCAGCACCAAGAAACGTTTGATAAGGCTCTCGATGCCGTACAACTTCAGGTTATACTCCCATTCACCCTCGCTCACCTGCTTCGGCGTGTAGCGTTCCGTCAGCCAGTACCGTTCACCCAGATAGTCCGTGTAGTCGTTCACGTCCAGGGGCACGAAGGCATAATAGCTGAACGACAGGGAAAGCACATTCTCTCCCTGCACTTCCTTGCTTTGCGTCGAGCTGTCGTTCACAGCCACGCCCGCACGCTTGGTTCCGGCTTTGTCATATATCGTTAGAAGCATATTCCAATAGCGTTTGAATGGTTATATAATCGGGTTCGGTTCCCGGAACTTTACCTTAAATTTGCTGGCATGCACGCCTTCCGTCCACAGGTAGGTCAGCGGGGTAAACTTCGTGCAGTCGGCATACTTCACACGCAGTGTCAGATCAAGTTGGGGAAAACGGATGTCCAGCCAGCCGTCCTTCCCTTGTTTCAGAAAATTCACAAAGGCAAAGTACTGTTTCATCCAGCCTGCCTTGGTCTTACTGTAAAGGGCAAAGTGCAGCGTCACGTCCCGCGCTTCATTCCGTGGGGTGAGCACGGCGCTGTATTTCTCCCCGTGCTCTTCCCGGATGGACACGGCGGTATCCTTCTTGGCCTTGCTCGGGGTCAGGATGGCCGTCAGGTTCTCCATGCCCCCGCGCCGGTCTTCCACCAGGAACACGCCGTATTCCGTCCAGATGTCCGTGCCGTTCACCAG